CTCACGTGGTCCACGGCTAATTAGTGCCGAGCCACGGGAGTTCATGTACATACAAAAGGGTCTTATGACCCTCGCATATGGAATAATGGACGAGTATCCCAACGTGCGGATGGAGATCAGTACAACTGATCAAAACCGCAATCAGGTCCTAGCTTGTCTAGGATCACGCTACAATGGCACTGTTGCCACTGTAGACCTAAAAGAGGCGAGCGATCGCGTCAGTAGGTGGCTTGTATCTAGGTTATTTCCGTCCGAATGGATGGAGGCCTTTGATGCTTGCCGCTCTGAATCGACCGTCTTGCCAGGAGGTGATGAAATCACCCTCCTCAAGTTCGCGCCAATGGGATCAGCAGTTTGCTTTCCCGTTGAAACGATTGTCTTTTGGGCGTTGACACATGCAGCGAACCCTTATTATTCGGAGGAGGCTATACGCCGACTCTTTAATAAGGGGTTAACAGCCGAGAAGAAGGCCCTGAAAAGGGCCGTCTTAAAACACATTGAGAACCCGGGTAGCGTTGACTACGATGATTTAATCACATCGTTAGAACGCGGAAAAAGCCCGGTAATCAGTGTTTTCGGCGACGACATCATTGTGCGAAGCGCTCACGCGCTTCGACTAGCCGACGTTCTTGAAAAGGTTGGACTTCGTGTCAACCTTAACAAGAGCTTCATCACAGGCCCTTTTAGGGAAAACTGTGGTAGCGACTATTACCTAGGAGTCAACGTAACACCCTTAAGGGTGAAGCAAAGACTCGCGGGTAGCAATGATGGAATCTGTGCATTGCGTATGATCGATTACCTTAACGGGTACATCGAAAAGTACGGTACAACAGATCCTGCAGCGGCTAAGAAGTGTGCCGAACTCGTTAAACGAGCATTCGGTTTCACGCCCCCAGTCGTTCCCAGAAGGAACGGACAGGAGCGTGCTTCGGGAGGAGTGATTTCCGACCCGAACTACCTATTAGCCTACCCAGGTGAGACATTGAAGCCGGTATATGAAAAGATACCAAATGGCTTTACAAAGACCGGGCGGAAGAAATTCCGCAATGGTCGTTTGTTGTCTTACGTTCTAATCCCCGCCAAGGTCAGGTACTCTCGCGACTTTAGTCGTATAGAAATCCGTGTGCTTGGTGAAGTTCCTATAAAGGAAACTAGGGATCTGGGCTGGTGCTCAGTTCTGCGCTCCTTCCACACAAGTGGAGGACGTGGAGGCACAG